TATAATTAAGGTTTTAAAACAACTGATTCAGCATCAGGGATATTATTTATAAAGTTGTAAAGTGGTGTAACAAATGTGTAAGCAGTAAATTAGTTTCTACGCCAAACTGCTCTGCTATTTCTTGCATTCTCTCATCCAATAAATATCTGTGTATTTCAACAAACTTTTCCACCCTTTCATCCGAAATAAGAGGATCTTTTACCAAGCCTGCGGGTATTCCTTTAAGCTTCTCCATCAAAAACTGACTTGCATAATTATCAGGTTCTACCTTTGCAAGAAATATCCTGTTCCCTTGTAAGCCACGAATTGACAAACCTTGTGATCCCCCGCCTGGTTTTCCTCTTTTTGGGATTCGACAGACACCAGCTCCGCATCACGTTGAACTGTTGCTTTACATCCACATTTGGGTAAAGTCTTACGTATTCTGCGAATAATGCTTCCGTTGGTCTCCATTCCGATCCGTCATTAAGGATAAGTGCCTCAACATCTGCCCCCGGTTCGGAGGTCTGCCTGCCAGAGCTCCGAGCAAAAGTATTTATATTCTCTTTATCTCTATTCTCTATACTCTTATCTCTAATCTCTGGTGGAGTTTTGTCGGACATTTGTCCGATATTTGTCCTGTCATTTGTCGTGTCATTTGTCCCGCTGTTACTTTCAAAAAGCCTTATTTTTTCGGCTTCTATGGATTTTCTGTAACTCCGTTTTCGATCCGCTTCGCTAGAGCTCTGACCTATAAAATTTTGGATGTCAGTCATATAAATCGCTCCGTTATCCAAAATTTCAATAAAACCCATCTGTTCTAAAGTCTTAATTGCTTTCTCCACCGTCCCGACCTGATGGTTTGTTACGGCGGCAATCATGTCCGGTGTATAGGGGATCATATCCCTATACATCAGACGGCCTTCTTGCCGGAGACTTCGCAGATACAGCTTCAAGAGGATATCACTATACAAGTACCCTTCCTTCATGGCCTGCAACTACTTCATATCATCGGAATCAAAAACCCCTCTTTCAGTTTTAAATAGTAATATTTCTTGTTATCTGCCATCCGTTAGACCTCCTAATAAATTACCTTGCTGCCATTCTCCGTCTTCACTACATCCAAATTCTGAGGGAATCTGGCTTTCATGGTCGGATCAAGGGTAATTGCCATAATCTTAATATTGCTATATCTGCTCTGGATGGTCTCCAGTGCGTCACAGTATGCCTGTATTCCATCCCCATCCAAGAATCAATAAAGAGCATTCCAAGCTGGATGCCAGCAGATGATGATTTGATTTCTGCCAATGCAAGGATAACGGACAGGGAAGACTTTACTTTTTCCCCACCGGATTTCGATAAATAAGGCAGTACTGATTTCCCATATTCCTCTATGAAAATATCCAGTGATACTTTTTCTTTCCCACTCTTCTGCAGCCTTTCCAGACGGAACTCCACTCCCATCTTGCCCCCGGTCATTTGTCCGAGTATGGTATTGGAAGTAGCCGTCAGCTGCGGAATAATGGAACGGATAATCTGGTGTGGCACCCCGCTCTGGCTGAATGCTGCCTTTAATGTTTCATAGTCAAATGCTTCATCTGAGTATCCCAGCTGCCTCTCCTGCAATGACGTAATCTCTTTTTTCAGCCTGGCAGATTGATCCGCTTTCTGCTGTAATGCCCCAATCTCCATCTGTTTTTCCTTTACCAAAGCATTCAAATCCTCTACTTCAGCATTCATTTTGGCAACAATCCCGGTCAATTCTTCCATTCCGCTCATAGCAAGAAGTTCTTTATCCGCCTCCGCCTGTTTTTCCGCAATATCCGTATCAATATCCTTCAGTTCCTCTGTCAGTTCCAAGACACGGTTTTTCGCTGTGAGGTTTCTTTCTTCTGCCACTGGCAGCTGCTTTTCTTTTTCAAGCCATGGTTCGAGAGTCGTAATAGAACTCAGCACTTTTACATGTTCTTCAAATGCTTTCGCATATCGGTCACGCTCCTTCTCTGCCGTCATACCCTCTGCTTTGGCCTCAGCAAGCCTTATTTCCGCTTCGAGTATATTTGACTGCAAATGCTTTATATCAGCCTCTAAGAGGGCAATTTTACCTTCACGCTGCTTAATATCCTCAAGCTGTGACACATATGGAAGAAGTGTCGCACATTCTTTCTGTAGGTTGGAAAGCGCTTCTGCGTCAAATTCTACCTCATTCATCACTGATAATTTTTCATCAACTTCCAGTGACGTTTTTGCAAGCTCTGTCTCACGTCTGGACGCAATATCTGCATAGATTCCATCAAGCGCTGCCAGCTCCTCCTTTGCAGAGGTGGCATCCTGCAAAAACTTACAGTGTGCATGATCAATATCAACACATCCTGATTCGCTGAGGATTTCCACTTTCTTTTCCAACACCCTTTTCTGCTCGTCTGCAGACTGCTTCTCTGTATCAAACTTCCTTGTTATTTCATCATGTCGGAAAACTGCCGCAGCATGCTCTGTCTTTGCTTTCTGGTACACAACCGCTTTTTCCTGCATTTCATCCAGTTCCGTCTTCTTTCTGGTATATAACTCTGCTTTCTGCCTGACCTCGCCATCATTGGCAGAATTCAATATCATGGCATTCTTTTCATCCCATTTTGTTTGAACAGCTCCCTGCAAATCTGCAATAACCTTTTGTTCGGCATCAACCTGTCTGGCAAGATTCTCCGCTTCCTGCTTCTTGGAAGAATAGAGTGCCGATTCCCCTGCCAGTTCCAATTCATGTTTCAGTAGCGACTTATGTTCTGCAACCTTTTCTTCAATTTCTGCCCTGCCATCAAGAATCACTGCACTGTTATCAATAATCGCCTGCTGAGTGGCTCTGCTTTGTTCTGTCACCGCCTTTTTGCTCTGCAGGGCAGAAATAATGCCAGCAGCTTTTCTCGCCTTTCTGCGGCCTCCTGTTGGTTTGTGAGATACATCTTCTGCCGGTCTCTCACCACAATTTTCGATTGCAGACTGCTCTCATACCCTGACAGCTCCGCCCTTTGCACTTCGAGTTCTTCGTCAGGCTTTCCCAGTTCAGCAGTCGTTCTAAGATGGACCTCGATCTCCTTCTTCAACTCCCGGACTTTTGCACCGCTTGCTTTTGCTTTATCCAAAGCGATTTTCTCCATGATTTGGTACACTCCTAATCCAAGAAGCGTGCCAAGCACTTCCACACGTTCCTCCGGCTTTGCCTGCAGGAACAACCCATACTGATCCTGCATGATAAGGGCGCATGATTTGAATGTGAAACTATCCATACCAAGAATGTTTAATATCTCCTGCTGGGTATCGTTGGATCGTTCTTTGGAGCAGTCTTTCCACTCTCCATCTGCAAATTCCGCAATATTCAAAGTGCCTTTCCCGGAACGTGCTCTTGTCCTTGTTACCCGGTATTTCTTCTCACCTATGCGGAATGTAAAGATAATGATTCCTTTCCGAGCTTTTTCATCATTCCTGATCCAGTGGGCTTTTCCGGTATCGTCTTTAATCATCCCCTCCCTCGGTTCCTCAAAAAGACAATCAATAATAGCATCCATAAACAGGCTGCTTTTTCCGGCTCCATTCTGCCCATTGATAGTGCAGAATGTAATATCCTCAAAATTGAACGTTTCTTCTTCATAATTGCGGTAATTCTTAACCGCAATCTCAACCGGCTCAAATGCGCCGGTACCTACAGATGCAGTCATGCTCGCCTCTGCCGCTGCGATAATGGGCCTTGCTTTCAGAACCAGCTCCTGCACCTTTTCCGGCTCTACCTGTTTTTCTTCCAGATATTTTATAAGATTCTCTTCCGGATTTGTCGTTTTGGCAAGCTCTGTCCGGTTGGCAAATTCGTCAATCTGGTCCGGAAGGTTTTCCCAGAGCATGAACGCTCCATCCTCAAGCAATGTTCTTTCTACCAGTGCCTCATTCATCTTATAGGCTTTTGCATTTTCCCTGGAACAACTGTAGTGGATGCGGACGATCTTATCCCGCACCGCCCCGTTATATCTCCAGTAATTGAATGCCACCTCGTCAATATGCCCAAGGTTGATTGCTGTAATGTCAGTATCCGTAAAGTTAACTGTAATAAACTCCCTGATCGGCGTCTTATAAAACCTGCTGTCCCATCCATCAAATGGCATATCCGTATGTATCCAGAACCCTCTTTCCTGCCCTTCGTCATTAAAATTCATGGCATTTATCGCACCGGAATAGTACCAGTCCTGCGATAATATCCTCTGCGGTCTGTGGATATGCCCCAGAGCTACCAGGTCATACCCCGCCGCCATCAATGCCTCCTGCGGAATGATCGGCTCAAACTGTGTCAGCATCATTGTCTGTCCGCTCTCCGTGTTGCATCCCGGAACGGTATAATGTGCCATGAGGATGCTTTTCTTTGCCGGATCGCACTGCGCTTTCATGCCGAGGACAATATTGGAAAGTTCCTTTGTAAACACTTCGTTTTCTTCATCACTGGAAAGCCCCGGGAACTTTGCTCTGTATGTCCCCCTGTCAAATCCCGGCAGTACCGCAATATCCACATCATCAAAGGAAATTACCTGCGGAGTAATCACAACATGCACATTTTGGCAGTCTGTAAACATTTCAGAGAGAACTTTGAACTGTCCTTCTCCGTCATGGTTCGGTGTGCCACGCATAACAATTACCTGCTTTGATACTGCCGCCAGTTCCCGGATATAGTGGATTGCTGTGATAATTTCCTCACAGCACCTGTCAGACCACAGGCGGCCGACATGGAACACATCACCAGAAATAAGCGAGTAGTCCGGCTGCTCCTCCCTTGCCACCCTTACCAGTTCATCAAGGCATCTCTTTGTATCTTCTGTCCGGAGATTTACCCCGTCTTTGACCGGGCTCCGGAATGTCCCAAGATGCCAGTCTGCCGTTTGCAAAATTTTTATTATCGTTTTCCCCCTTTCACAATTTTCTGGCATTTATAACAAAGCGGCCTGTCGTAATGGTCCATGGAATAGTCCCAGACCTTTTCGGCAATTGGATTACCGCATTTGTCACAATAAAAATCATTCCTCACCTGCCCCGGCTGCGGTTTCTCCACCGGCCTCTTCATACTGGGTATAGGTTCCATCCACATACTGGTCAAAATTTTCCCCATCTGCCGCTTCAACAGCGGCATTCTCCGGCACCTTACTCTCAATCTGCTGTACACTTGGTGTCGTTCCAAACAGGTTGCCGGATGATTGGAACATATTTTCTATCGCTGCACTTTTAACATCCTTGTTGTTAAGGTTTGGAACCAGATATGCTACCACAAACGGTTTCTTCAGTTCTTCCAAAGTATACGTGCCCTTTATATGAAGTGCGGTACGTATGGCACCGTTCAAAGCCTTAGCCTCACAGATCTGTGGCAGATGTTTCAAAAACTCTGCCTTCTGTTTATTTGTCATGCCCGGTGTGACATTATCCACTATAATCTCATGTGTATCCTCCACTGTGATATCCTTGCCTGTCAGCTGGGGAACGCAAATTGTCACATGGTATGCCACATCACGGTTTTTGCAGTTGCCGCATTGAACAACTTTTCCGCTGTGCTGGTTGACAGCTACGCATTTCTGGCAGGTGGTAGTAATGACATGCTGTGAAGAAATCATTGTAATACCGGCACCATCCGCCAGTTTCTTCAATCCATTTTTAGTTATTGCATAAAAATTGGGGGTCGCAGGGTGTCTCCTGTTTTGATCGTCAGTCCATTCCTTCTTTGCACGCTGATGGATATACACATCCCCCTTTGCAGGATCTGTTTCCAGGCGTATCGCCTGAACGACTGGTGCTTTGATATCCGGTATCTCTACCATCACATCCGTGTTCCCTATCAGATTGTATTTTTCTGCTGGATATTGTTGAGAAATAGATAATTCATTCATAAATTTTTACCTCCTATCATCGTTTCCATAAAAACCCTTTATATGGAACTCCGGTATCTAAATGTTTGCTAATAATTTGCCTGCAAAAACCAGTTCTTTTTTCTGCTTCTCTTAAACTTCTAAATTCATTAAGCAACACATTATTCCTGTCATACTGATATACTGTATTGCCATTATGAAGCTTTGCGTATCTCCCGGTTTTCCGCGGTCTATTTCCATAATTGGTGTTATATATCCTAGAAACCCATTCAAGGTTACTGGAAATGTTATTGTGCTTGTCCTCATCAATATGATTAACTTCTGTATAGTTGTGCGGGTTATCAATAAACGCCAAGGCAACAAGCCTATGAATATGTACCGTTCTTCTATTACTTTTTTTGTGAAGTTCTATTTTCAGATAGCCATGCTGGGACTCATTTGGTTTAAGAATCTTGTTCCTATTGTTCCTAACACGTCCCATGTTACTAATCTGGTATATTCCTTCATATCCCCCTATGTCCTTCCATACTTCTTTCAATTTTCTATTGTTTTCACTCCTTTCCTGTGCTAGAATTAAATTGAATTATTTGTTAATCACCCGACAGAGGAAACAGTTCCTCTACCGTGGTATCCAGAACTTGTGCTAACCTTTGGGCAATCATGACATTTGGCAAACGACGTGATGTTTCTATGTATTGGTAGCCTCGTTCTGACAGCTGGGCTTTCTCTGCAACTTGCACTTGCGTGAAGCCCTTTTTTTCACGAATTACTTTTAAGTTATTTTTCATATCACCACCTGCTTTCTTATTTAACACACTCATTTGTGCGTGTTATGGTTTTATACTAACACACTCATTTGTGCGCGTCAATGTTTTTTTTACGGAGGTATTGTCATGTTTACTTTTGGAGAACACTTAAAATCGTTACGCCTTTCAAAAGGTATAACTCAAAAACAATTAGCTGAATCAACTGGCACAAGTGAGAGGGGTATTCAAAATTATGAACTTAATCAACGCAAGCCAACATATGATATCTTAATTTCACTGGCGGATTACTTTGATGTTTCCCTCGATTACCTCGTTGGTCGTTCCGATGACCCCTCCCGGCGCTAACGGATGCAAAGCTCCGCAAAATTCCTCTTGCCTTCTTCCTCAGGGACTGTAATAATATTTTTATCCGTAGGGGCGCTCTGGTTTTTTACCGAGTGCTCTTTTTCCATATCATGCAGTGTGCTGCATAAATCCATAGTGAATTTTGATAACGCAAGGCTCCGCACATATTCTTCTGTCAGCTTTACCAAGTACCAGTGCTGTAACACCACTTTCCTTTTCTCCTGCTGATATATGTACTCCTGCTTGCGTCTGGCATATTTTAATGCCTCCCGGAACTGCCCGTCAGTAATCCCGCATTGCAGCAATTCCTCTACTTCCTTTTTCTTTACATCATTACTCATGTTCCAAATCCTCCTTGTCCGTATAAAAATAGTGGTTTCCGTGACGAAACAGGTATTGAAGGTTATCCTCGTGCCATGTAGAATCACTCTTGCTTTCAAAATACAAAGCACCCCTGCTTTCATCCCATCCATCCTCTGCAATCATATCAAATGCCTTCTGACAGTCCTTATTCGGTTCTACTCTGTCGAACCTCCCATTTGCTATCGGGCTGAACTGTCTCTCCTGGTAGATTACTTTCCTTATGGAATTCGGAAATTCCTTACTGTTAACTCGATTCAATACCACCCTCATAACAAGGGCTTTTCCCTCTGTATCCTCGTCTTCTGCTTCTGCCATAGCTATTTTCATAAGCAGATAGGCATTTTTATCACTGAACATACAGGGCTTCTTTGTTGGTCCTGGTGTTTCCGGAATCTTTGTAGGAATAACTCCTGTTTCTGTCGGCTGTAATAACGGTGTAACTTTTGCCGCCGGTTCCTTTTCCGGCTCAGCGTCCATCGGATACAAAAATGCTGCCAATGAAACCAGAAACAAGCCCGCTACAGCACCTGCACTAATAAGCAGTTTTTTCATAATCCGCACCCCCCCTGCTGTCCAGCGAAAACGATAACTGCCTTGTTTTTGGTGTTATGCTTGTAACATTTTCATAAAACCTTTCCCGCTTTTCTTTTTCCTTTATACAATCACATGGTTCACCCGGATCTAAGTTTGCACCACAATTCGGGCAGGTATTGTAATATGCCATGCCGCACCTCCTATTCTCCGTTGATAACCTTATCCACTTCATCCATCGGGATGTTGAAAATATCTGAAAACAGATACTTATTTGCTTTGCCCGCCGGGAACGGATGGTTTCCTTTTTTCTTGGCCTGCCTGTTCACTTCACGGACAATGTCATATGCTTTGCTTTTTCCGCATCCGAGAAGTGCAGCCACATCTTCCTGGGTAACAAATATCCGTGTGCTTTTCCGCACAACCCCCGGTGCCACCGCCAATGCACTCATGTCTTTACACCTCCCTGTTCAACTTATCTACCAAAGCCTGCACACTGTCTCTGTCAGTGCTATATTCCCCTTTGGTTTCCACATTCCCACCATGCTGTGGCTGTGAAATATCAAGTATTCGCAGTGCTATGTACGCCTTTTCGCCGTTAATGTACTGGCTGCTCACTTTCCATTTTGATTTCATTTTTTCCTTCCTCCATTTCCTCTAAAATCTTCATCTGTCAGTTTCCTGCCACATTCCGGACAGAAATAAACCCTGTCCTCGTCACTAATATTTCTTATCGTTCCGCCTCTGAGACCAAGCGCCCATTCGCCCCCGCACTTATTGACAATCAATGTGCTGAAATCAAAATGTGTCTCGCACAAGCGGCATCGTTTTAACCAGCGTTCAAAATGCCCTCTGGTAGAATAATCCCATTCAACAGTTCCGTCTTCATATTGGGTTACTCCATGCGCCTTAAAGGTCCATCTGCTGGCAGTATTCTGCATTACTGCGCTACCATCAAAACTCTCGATACAAAGGAACTCTCCACCGCCTTTGTTCTGGTATACCTTTCCCTGTTCGGGTGTAATTCTTTTTCCCTGCATATACATCACTTCTCCTTTGATAAGTCCTGCTTTACCATCTGATCCAGCGTGACGCCGAAATAATCTGCCAGTATCGTCAAATCTTCGATGCTCATTTCCCTATAACCAATTTCATAAAGGGAAACCGCTGACCGTCCCATTTCCAACAAATCTGCTACATCTTTCTGCGACATTCCATGCTTTTTGCGAAGATGCTTCAAGTTTCTTGCATACATGGGTTTAGGGCACAAATCATTTCTGAGCAAGTCATCTATCGTTACTCCGAAATGGTCTGCAAGCGTTATCAGCTTCTCTATATCTGGCTCGATATATCCGCTTTCATACTTGCTCATTGTCGCTTCTGTTACGCCAAGCAACTCACACATATCTTTTTGTAATTCCCCATTACGCTCACGCAGGTATTTCAAATTCTGTGCTAAGTACAAATTGCCACCTCCTGTCTGCCCAAAACATATATCCAGATTGGATTCCCCTTTGGATTTGGATTCCTCTTTGGATTGAATTACGGACACACTTGTTGTCACTTGCTGTCAAATGTCAGCAAAAAATATGTAAAATTCCAATCTCTCATATGCCAGTGATACCACCGGGCTGTCCTCACTTTTCGCTCGGTCCAGTGATACCGTCAGCCTTTTATCACATATTTTTCTTTATCCATAATTTCATGTTCTGTGTAATCTGTTCCAATTCTTCTAAGTTTCGGAGAACCTTTTCCATATCTTCCTTTTCAGATTCATCAATTACTCCATCCTCCGTAATGTCAAGCAGTAGTTCCCTGGTTTCTCCCAACTTCCGGATTGCCGATAATGTCCTGACAGTAATCCGGTCAAGGTCTGCTATCTCAGCTTTAGGAAGATCCTCGCCAAGAGGACATATGGTCTTGCAAAAATAGTTTCGCAGTTCCGGAGCATTGTATAAATCTGCCATAAGATGTATTTCCTCTGGATACGGATTGGCTATTCCACTCTCGATTCTGTAAAGCCGGCCTCTATCAATGGACATTATGTCCGCCGCTCCTTCCCGGCTACTTAACTGCTCATTGTGCATTGACGCACTACAACGTGCCTTGTAAAATGCGTTGGATCTGGTGTTCGCTGTCAAGTTTGACATTTTCTTTTTTACCTCCTCCTTTTATAATTTACTTATATTTCATTTTGAAATGTTGAAAGGCAAAAAAATTCATCCAAGGAAATACCAAGAATATTAGATAATCTCTTTGCTTTTACAAGACCTGGTTTCCTTGAACCATTTTCATATTGCGAAATCGTTGACTGTTTTAACCCAACTGCGTCAGCAAGCTCAGCTTGTGATAATCCTTTTTCTTCTCTAGCTTGTTTTAATGTCATGTTGATGCTCTCCTTTCTGTATTTCATTTTGAAATAATATTATAACGCTTTGAAATAAATGTCAATAGATTTCCCGAAAAAATATCACATTTTGCAATTAGACATCATTTCAAAGTGTGATAAAATGGATATGGAGGTATTGTGATGATAGGAAAACAACTAAAATTGTTACGAGAAATTAAAAATAAAACCCAACAAGATGTATGTTCTGAATTAAACATAGAACAAAGCACCCTTGCAAACTATGAAAACAATAAACGCATTCCCAAAATTGATATTCTCGTTAAATTAGCGGAATATTACAATGTATCTGTAGATTGTTTGCTAGGATTAAAAAAAATCAACTCCAATGGGGATTGTGAGAATTTTTTTTACGAAGAAGGTTTAGCAAATTGGAATATTCGCAAAAAAGCAAAAGAATTGGGATTGTTATATGAGGATGTTATTTCAAAAACCAATATTGACGAACAACGGTTTGATTTACTATGGTTTGGAAATGCGCAACCTTTTGCTGAAGAACTAATACGTTTTTCAGAAGTATTAGGCGTTTCCATTGATTTTTTACTAGATAATTCCCAACGAGAACATATTTCTCCAGAAGAAGAAATTATCTTACTATACTATAAACAAGCTCCAGAAGATATCATGTCTTTGCTTAGCTCTTTTTCATCTCTTGATAAAAAGAAAAAGACCATTATTCTAGGCAAATGTTTTGAACTAGAGCAGGAAGAATCTGTTGCAGCAGATGAACAACCTCTGAAAAAAGCATCTGGAAAATAATTAGCCTCGAATGGTACCGGGGCAAGAAAGGAAAATAAAATATGGCGTTCAAAAGAGATAATCTCCAAGACCCCACTCCTATTGCTGAGAAGGTCAAAACACAGTCTCCAATATGTGAGGGACAACTATATGCACATGAAGTCCTGATTCTTTATTATGCCCATAAATATACTACAGGAGCTAACTCATATGAAGGTTTTTGGCATTATAAATATGGAATCTCAGACATGGACGCTCAAATCAAATCCCTTCATGATAGAGGTTTTCTTCGTATTGGAACGTTAGAAGAGACAATGAATACTGCAACACTTCCCACTTTGAAAAATATTGCCAAACAAAACGGACTTAAAGTATCTGGCAAAAAAAATGACATCATCCAACGGATATTATCAGCAATGGATGACAATTCTTTAAATATCCTTTTCCCTGATAAACCTTATTTCTTAACAGAGTTAGGGCAATGCGTTATTAATAAAGAAAACTATATGAAATACATTCACAACCAACCTGACCAAAATATAAATATATGGAATTTTAGTGAAATGGCACACGAGTTTCCATCTTTACCATATACAGAGTTACTTCAGCGGTATTATTCAAAACAAGCCGAGAACCATCTCCGGCAAAAACAATATGGTTCGTATCGGAACTGTATATTTCATATGGCAGAATTGGATATGGAAGATGAGCATTTTGAAAATGCTTTAATACACTTTTTTGAAGTAACGTATTATGATCTCAGTGGTTTAAGCAACTTTTCGGACAGTTCTCAATTAAACGAGGATGCATCTCAACTGTTTTCATACGAGTATTCATTCGCCAAAATCGCTCCTGGCATTTTATCAAGAATTGTTCACTGCAAGGATAAACTTAATATTTCCGAGGGCGAATTGAAAAAAATGATTGCGGCTTTATCTGTCATTGAACTCCCTTTTCAGATTTTTACATTAGAAGAGTGTGCTGATATACTCCTTTTAGAAATGCATCAAGACAGAATAAAAATAGAGAATATCTACAGAACAGCTAAAAACAGATATAAAATCAACCATCCACAAAAACAAAATATCTGAGGAAGTAACGGCGAAAGACAATACCTTTGATCATTTGAGGAAATGCTCAATAAACAGATCGAAAAATTAGATGATATGTCTAAAACAGCTTTTCAACAGGTACGAAACAATATAACGGGCGGCGATGGTCTTTCCATAAACGAAAGACTTCTCTTAACCATAGAAACGCTGGAGCGTTCACAGAACTACCACGAAGAAGCCACCGTAGTAAAAGAAATGAAACAGGAGTGAGTAAAATAAACTATGAAATGTTCAAATTGCGGCAATGAGTTAACCCCAGAGATGTTTAGTAGTGGTATGTGTTTTTCATGCGGTCAATCGACTTCTGATTCCGAAAAAGCATTTAAGGAAGAACAAGATAAACTTAAAGAAGAACAGAAAAAGGAACTGGAACGACAAAAAAAAGATATGCAAAAACAGTATGCCGAAGCAACTCAAAATCATATGCTCACTACAGGATATGATTTTGAAGGCTATACCATATCAGAATACCATGGCCTAGTTTCTGGAGAATGCGTTCTCGGCTCAGGATTGATTTCTTACTTAGAGGCAAGCATCACTAATACTTTAGGAATGGAAACAAGTGGCTATTCTGAAAAAATGAGGACTGCAAAACAACTGGCTTTAGATGAGATGATTAAACAATCCGTTTCGTTAGGTGGAAATTCTATTATAGGGATATCCTATTCCATTTCAAATCTTCTAAGCAATATGATTGGGATTTCCGTAGATGGTACATCTGTTACAACCGAAAAAAAAGCCACTGGTCAGGAGGAATAAATATGCCAGCATACAAATACACCCTTAAATGTCGAAATAAAGGAGCTTTAATAAATGGATTCCGATTTACGAGAAGATTTACTAAAAATAAAAAGTGATGGATATAAACAATTGTTACTAAAACAGGATCAGAGCCTTATTTCATTATACGAAAAAAGATTGAACGCCGCCTATTCAGAATTAGAAAATATTATAGATCCAGATATATATAAAAAATCATTCATATTTCTGATCAAATTCTACAGGCAGTGATCTCTCATACCTTTGATTGCTTTGCAAATATGTTGGCGGAACGTGATATCGAAAACGAAGAGGCAGAAGAAGAGATTTAAAGGTTCAAATTTTCTCGTAAACATTGTGCATAAGGCCCTCTGGCATCACCTGGGATATGGATGGAATCATTTTTGTGTTCCTCTACATATTTTTCCATCCTCTCCCTTTTAAGGGATTTTATTTCCTTCTCCCTCTCTGCTATTGTTGCCATTATGTATGTATCTATAGCAGCCAGTAAATCTATTCCGGCCTGTTCCTTTGTTTTAGTTTCCATACCCCTACTCCTTTCTTAATCAAAACTGCCTTTGTTTGTATTATAAGATAGTTCCCAAGCTTTTTCAAGATAGGATACTTTTCAAATTGTCATTGAGGAGGAAACCACCATGCCAGTTTACAAATACACCTTAAAAAGTGGTAAAACCATGTGGTATGCTGCCTTTAATTATACGGACTGGACCGGG